TCCATTCGACAAGCGAATCGTCGGGCAGACCGAGGACGGGCTCGTCCGGTGCCGCCTCTGGCGTCAATCCTGTGTTCACTTCGTTGGTGATTAAGCGGCGAATGATGCCCGCCGCGTATAGGTTCTCGTTGAATAGCTGCGTCGAGCGGGCGCGCAAAGTCCAATAATCGACGGCCTGCACTTGCGTCGTGCCGAACCCGCCTGCGAATTTGCCCCCGTCGTAAATAGACGGCTCCCACTGCGCGAAGTCTTGCTGCCCCGCATACGCGGACAAGCCACTCCCGACAAAGCTGTCTAAGCTGTCGACGTCGAGGGTATTCTCGCTGGCGGGTTCGCGTTTTTGTTGGAGTTCCCAACTATTCATTATATCACCAGTCCGGTCGGGCCACGGTCGAACCGCCGTGTACACGGGCCTCGAGGGTGGCGAGTCTGTTGTATAGCGTGTCGAGCATGCGGTTTAAACTCGGCACGTCCGCACGCGTTACGTTCTGGCGCGACTGTCCCGTGTCGATGCTGTACGACTGGACCCCTCCCTCTGCCCCGAGAGCGGCGAGCGCGTCCTCGTATACTTCGATCAGCGCCTCGGTTTTTGCGATACGCGCCGCGAAAAAGGTCCGGCTCATGTCGTCACCTCGTCGTTAAAATAGATTTTTTCATTCTCAATATACCGCCAAAACTCGGACCAGTCCACCGTGTCAAGCCCAAACTCCTTTATGCACACCGACCACGCTGTGATCTCGACAGCGGCGTGGGCATAGCACAGCAAGTCCCATAACTCATTACGGGCGTTGCCGGGGCGGTGCCACTCGAACGACGAGCCGCCCTTCGCGTCGACTTTCTCCCGTCGCACTTCGACGGTCAGCTCCTTGAGCTGTTTGTCCGTCATGTTCTGCGGGGCGTTGAAGTGGTGCGGGCGTTGTGGCCCGTCGTCCTCGGTCCAGTCTCGGCGCAGTACAGGGGACAGCCTGTCTTTGTAATGGTCGACGACAATTTTATAGCCGGTTGTGCCCTGCTGTGTCTCAAAAGGGGAGAACTCCCGGATCGTTTGGTTCTTGCCAGGGCGGTCTCGGCCCAATATTGGGTAGACCCCCGCCGTGTACTCCGCACAGAACGACGTCACCGTGTCGTTCGACCAGCCAGCGTCGACCAGCGTCAGCGCCAGCCGGTACGACTTGCCGTCGTCGGCCGTGTACTCTTTTTCCTCGATCAGGTCGCGCAGTCGTTGCCACACTGGGCTCGAAAGGTCGCTGCACTCCGGCTCGCCCGGCGGCACTTCAAACCGCCAATAGTCGACGACGTACACGCGGGAGTCGCGCGTGGCACCCATAACCGAAACGGCGAGGTTGTCTTTGTGGACGTCGACCACGCAAACCAGCATAAGCACCGGCGAGCCGCTGACGTCCAGCGCGTACCGGTTCGGGATTTCGCCCAGCATATAGCACGGGCGGCGATGCGCCGACACACTCTGGAACTGTATGCGAGAACCCTGCACACGGAACGGCACGCCCAGCGTGTTGTTGTAGTACTCCTGGAGCTTGGAGACGCTCTTTGTCTGTTTGTTTATGGGGTCGTACGCTTCCAGGTAATCCGCCACGCATTTCGACCAGGGGCGGAAACCGTACGGGCTGTAAAACGCGGGGAGGTGGTACGATCTAATTCCCGGTTCTTTTGGTTTCGCCGTGGGCTGCCAGTGCGCGCCGTGTTCCTCGGAGAATAGGCGCTCTTTGTCGTGCTCGTAGTGCTCATGTCCACAGTTCGCGCAGGCGTACCGGACCGAGTCGAGCTGCAGCACGCCCTCGACAGTGTCCCATTGGAAACCGCCGACGACACCGGTGTCGGTGCTTGGCGCGTGGGCTTGCTTGATTTCTTGCGGGAACGCGCACGACTTGCACAGGACCATGTACTTGCGCTGATCCCCGCGCAGGTATGCGTCGTTTATCATTGAGGGCTCTAGCAGGGGCGTCGACCCGCGCAAAATTTTGCGCACCGCCCAATAGGCGGACATGCGGGCGTCGGTCAATGCGTCGCTGTTGCCGTCTTTGCCGATGCTGCGTTTCCAGCCGTCCAGCTCGTCCTTCAACATTACCGGGACCGAATACTGCCGCATTTTGGCGGCATTCATGGCACCGTTGTAAATCATAAAGCCGCCCCCGTCCCACTGGACAAAGTCTTTCGTATTGTGCGTCGGTATGCTGCCGCGGCCGCAGACGTACAGCTCGGACGGATGCGCGACCCCAATGCACTTTACCCTCTGCCTGCCCGCAGGCGTTATGCGGCGCAAAGTGTTTTGGTACGACCGGCTAGACAGTTCTTGTTTTAGACGTGACTGCTTTTCGCGGATGGTGAAGACTTTTAGTGATTGCGGGGCGTAAAAACGGACGCGCCAAACCGTGCTCTCTGTTTTGTTTTGACTGCGCGCGGTCCTCGCTGAGATAGTTGCTTTAACACCCAGCGAGTTCACTAGCTGCCAGATCCCGCGTGCCAGCCGCTCATTCTTCTGGACTATGTCGCACTCTCCTGCTTTCGTGCAACTGCCGTCGGTGTCCATGATCCCCTGCAGTAGGCGTAAACGCTGCCGCGTACCCGCCGCCAAGTACGTGTCCGGTATGTGTTTATTACCTATCAAACCTAGTCGGCGCAACCGCTTGCGCATGCCGTCACCGGACTGGCTTTTGAACGCGAACAGGGGACACTTACCTGGGGCGGTTTTGTACATTTTCAGGGCGTAGCCGTCTGTGCCTATCTGGCCTAGTATCTGCGCGGCGTAGTCACCTGCTGCGATATATGGGTCCTGCGAGCTGCCGTCGCCCAGCCAAGCGCCCAGCGTGTACGGCTCGACAGGCAGGTCGACGTCCCCCACCTGCAGCGCGCGGCAAACGTCGACGCGGTATCTGTAGCCTTTGCCGACTTTCACGCCGGAGGCCGCAAGCTGGGACGTAGTTTCAATGGCCCCTTTTTTGTACCGCGTATTGACCTGCCACCTGTGGTCCTCGCTCGCGGTTATCACCTCGCCGTTCCAGAATTCCACGTCGTAGCAGTCGCGCTCGTGGACGGGGGATTCCGTGACGACTCGCGTCTGGCTGCCGTCTGGCGCGAACACAATGTCGCCGACAGTCACGTCGGCGATGCGCCTCATACCGTCGGGCGTCGGGATTAGCGTGTCGAGCGCGAGGGCTTTGCCCGTCTTGCGGCTGTTGCCCTCGTCGGCGGAGCGTATTAGGTCTGCGAACCCCGACTCGTTAATCATCGGGATTATGTTGTTCTCCATGCGCCCGGCGGCCAGCTCTTTGTCGGCGGTTAAGAACATCATGGCTTGCGTTTTTATGTGGGCGATGTAGTACAGCATGATCGACTCGAGCAACGTCGTGTACCCCGTTTGTACTCCCTTCATAAAATTCACCTCGCGCACTGGCGAGTGTGGGTCGAAACACTCGATCACCTCCCGCAGGAACGGGAAAAGGTCGTATCTTATGAAACCTGGTCGGGGGCTGACGCCTTGCGGCAGGTATCGGTTTTGCTCGTTGAATAGCACCGGCGTGACCCGCTCGATGTGGTCCGGCATTGCGTCGACTTGTTCTGCCAGCCAGTCGGAGCCTAGTTCGTCAAACATCGGAAAGCGCCTGCGTAATCTTGCGCTTCACTGGCGCGATGAATGAGCCCAGCAAGTCGGAGACGTACACTTCGATCTGTGCTGGCTCCATACCGCTCGCATGTTTTGACACTACGCCAGCCGCGATGCTTTTCGCACCGTCCTTCATTAGCCGCAGGTGCGCCGCGTTTATCGGGTCGAACACCATGGCGCGGACTAGCTGGCGGCTGATTAGCTCCCCGGCAGCGCTCGCGTTTTTGATCCGTTTCTCGTGTATGTCCTCGATGGCCTTTGTTGCTTTCAGCCAGTCAACAAACCGCACGTCGGTCCCGAACTTCTCGATCACTTCGCGCAGGGTCATGTCGGCAAACGCCTCGATGTTCTCCGGCACTTCGAACACGGGCTCGTCGACCGCGGCGGCTTTTGCTTTTTCCTTGCGGGCTGCGGTTCCGCGTACGTGGGGCGCTTTCGGAGGGTTGTCGATGGTCGGGGGTGGCGGTAAATCCGAGCGGCCATACACGCCGGCGGCCTTCATTTGCTCGACGATCCGCGTCGCCCTGTCACTGCCGACACTAAACTCTCGGCGCAAGAACTTCGCGGACCATTTGCCCGACTGGCTACACGCTGTGATTGCTTGCTCGTAGAACGGGTCGAGCCCTGTGGCAGCGGCGGGCGTCTTGGCGCGGGCTTGCTTCTCGACATAATCTCGGGCGGCTGGGTGGTTGGCGTCGATCCGTTTGCCGTCACACGCAGGCAGCAAAGCCGCTGCACAGGCTTTCGTCACTGCGGCGGCGGATACGTTGGCCATGCTGGCGAACTGGGTGCGGGTCACAAGTTTTTTAATCATTGGGCCAGTGTAACGCCCCGCGGGCTGACTGTTAAGTCCTAGTTAAAAAATTGGGAGTGTGCGAGGGGTGCGCGGTCGAATCAAAA